TTGCATCAAATTGGTTTTGATTTAGTTCAACTGTTACTAGCTTATTTACATAACCTTCGTACTCAGCCATTTCATCTTTAAGCATTTGTTCTGCTTCTTCTTGTGTGATTGTCATTCCTTCACTTACACCTTTTATATGACCATATCCTATAGTCCATACACCAGCTGGGCACTTATATGCCTGAAGTTCACACCCTTCAAAGTGTTTGATTAAATTTAGTCCCTCATTTCCTATGTTCATATTTAGTTTCCTATGTGGAAGGTCGTGGGGGATTTGGGAGTCCCCCATGATTCTTAGTCGATATCGAACTGCACTTCTTTACTTGTGTCTTTCGTGATATTGACTGTGAGTAGTCCATCTAATAATTTGATATTGTCTACTTTAAGGTCAGAATTAAGAACAAAGGTTTTATCGAATGATTTACCGCTAAGTCCTTGATGAATGAATGTATCACCCCCTTTACTGTCTTTAACGCCTTTTATTCGCAACTCATTATCTTTTTGAATAACGGATAATTGTTTTTTGCTCCAACCGGGCACTGCGATTTCGAGTTTGAATCCACTTTTGCCCTCCACTATGTTATATCTGGGGTAGTTTGTTTCCATTTGGTCATACCAAGCTGGATTATGTCCTAGCCAGAAGTTTTTAAGTATTTCTCTATGTATATTATGGTGTCCCATATTATTTTCTCCTATTGTGCCTTTCGGTCACGCTTTGCTCCCTTTCGGTAAGCTGTTAATTATATAAGCGAATTTTTCACTTACTTTGTAATTATAACAAATTCTGAACTTCATGTCAAGAACTATTTTCAATCATCATAGTCTATCTGGCCTTTTTCTCGTAAATAATCGAGTGTAGTAGAAATGCCAATTCTTTTACCTATTGTGTATGAGATTCCAGCCGCACATACTAGCAGTACGAACCACTGATACTCATTAAATCCGAATAGTTCCATGTTATTTTCCTATATGTTCCACATCTGATGGTGGTATAACTTGATAAGCACCCTTGTTATATGCGGGGGCTACGGTGTATTTTTTACTTGCCTCTACTTTCCAAGAGTTATCAACGGGAGCCGAATATTTGCTCGTTTTCATACTAGGATATTCTTCCGTCGTTTTTGTACTTGGTTTGAAGGTCTTTTGTGCGTTCATGCTTTGGGGTTTGGCTTTCGTTTTCTTCCAAGCGTTAGTTTTCCTTTTTCTTCCACTAGGGCTATAACGCATACTACCTTGAATAATCATGCTTTTTCTCCTTATATTTTTGATTTATAGTATATTATACTACTATTTAAGCGCGCAGTCAAGATATTTTGGAAGTTCAGCAAAAATAGTTCTTGACTTTCACTCTTATTTTATGTATAATAGATATATGAGAACTTGGACTGACGAAGAAATAAAATACCTACGCGAGAACTATAATAAAGTTCCGATGAACATTGTCGCTGGACAACTAGGTCGTAGTGCGCAGTCAATTCGCAACAAAATACACATTCTGAGAAAGAAAGGCTACACATTCAATAGGGTAAAAGATGCCAAGCATTAACTGTGCGAATATGCCTGTCGAAAGAGCATTGCGGATTTTCCGTAGAAAATGTGATAATGCTGGTATTGTCCAAGAGGTCAGAAAAAGAGAATATTTCGAAAAACCGACAGCCAAAAGAAAACGCAAAAAGGCGGCCGCAGTTAAAAGACAACAAAAAATTACGAGCCAAAATAACAACTATTTGAAGCGTCGACCAAGACATTTGTAGCCTAGCATTGGTCACATTGCAACTTCAGACTTCTATATCTCAGAGTTTTACAATCGTACTTCAAAAAATTATTTATTTTTTCGTACCGAAACCTCACTTCAATACAGCTATCATCTCACCTGAGAAAAACACATCTTGCAAAATTTCAAAAGTTATGGTATAATATATACATAATTTAGAAATGCAATCTAAACAAACCACCAACTACTCCACCACTCCCAATCTCAGAATATAGAATTGAGAGCATCGGAGGAGCGACAGCGGGGGAGATGTGATATTCAAATCTGATAAATTCTGGAGAAGATAAGGGAGTTAATGTGTTAACTACTTTCAATCAAGAAAACTGAATATCACTAAAGTAAACCCAATCTAAACCGCTAAAACCCTAACTCTAAACTAATTACTACATTTACGTCCAAATTAAAGACAATTATGTCCAATTCGCGATAAATTTATAATAAAAAACCCCATAAAGATGAGGTTAATTATTTACAATTATGTGCTCTACTCCCCTAGCTTCCCCATAGTTTTCTACTGAGTTTTCCTACTCCTAGCTTTTCGAGGTCTTTATCTTGCAACATTCTTATTTGTGTTGTAGAAACTAAGTCTCTTGTGCCATCAGGGAACCTTAATCTAGCTTTCACACCCGTCGGGGTATCAGTTAATCCCATCACTTCAGCATATTCTTGAATACCTTTTCTAGTAATCTTGCAAATTCTCATTTGAACTCCTCAGGTCTTAAATTTATTATTAATGTTTCTTCTAGCAACTTCAAAGCAGACTTGGGTGATTTTTCTAACCCCGCTAGGGCTTGATAGTCTACTGCTAATATCTCTGCTACTTTCTCAACTAACTCTTGCTTGGTGACTGGCTTTTCACCCGCTTTGGTTAGATATTCTGTTTTTTGGTAAACACCTTCTCTAGATAGCTTCCCAATAACACTTTTTATGGATTTATCCAATTCTTCCGCTAATTCTTCTACTGTTTCTCTAGTAGGATTAGCACTATACCTATCTTTCATTAGGCTCACCATATCTGATGTATAATTTATAGCCATAAGTCCTCCTCAATTTTTTCTATTTCTCTTAGAGTTCGATATATACTCAAACCCCACTTTTCACTACATATATGAACAGCTTCATCATGTCCATACTCCTGTTCAGCATCATGCCAATCTTGAGCTAGTCTTTCTTTTCTAGTCATCTCTCGTGTCACTTTGCACTCTCCCATAGGCTTCTATTAGTTCTTGTCTACTAAATTTCTTACCAAAGGTATGAATAACCTCATCGTTTTTGTACCTGTCTATCCAGCCACCATTGTATTCTACATCTATGACACCACCCTCTTTAGTATCTTCAGGTCTGTCATCATAATGCATCGTATCTGTACTATGTCCATGAATACTTTTGACTTCAATAGCCCACTTTTCTGCAGCGATTAGTAATCTTTGTCTGTCTACTAGCTCGCTGTACTGCCCCATTACTTAGTCCTCTTAAACTTAAATGTTTCTTTTATGCCAACCCATCTGTCGTGCATAGCGTCCATAAATCTATTGAATTTATACTGAAAGAAATCACTTCCACCTTGTTCGTTTAGCCAGTTAAGTATAAACATAGTCAATACTACCCAAAAGGCTAAACTAAAGATGTAATTAAAAGTATAGTAAGGGAATAAAATTATGTCGTTTAATAACTCCATTAAATATCTCCTACCTCACGCTTTTCACTTCGTGCTACTTCAAAGCCATTTGGATATCTAGCTTCTAATTTTTTAATATTTTCGTCCATTACTTCGTCAGGTGTATAACCTAGTGCTATACAACCCTGAATCCAATACCAAAGTATGTCGCCCAGTTCTCGCTTCATATGAAAGCGATTGTCTTCGTTAAACTCTTTACCTTGAAATACCATTTTCTTTAGTACTTCAGTAAATTCTCCACTCTCAGCAAGCATACCGATTGCACTTGTCATAACTCTTGGCACATTGATATTATCTTGTGCTTCTAGTTTGCTAGTGCTATCAATAAATGCTAAGAAGTTCTTGGACTCATTACTTGTAGTTGTGTCCACAAACCTTGCATAATCGTTAATTTTGCTCATTTTACTACTTCCTATAAAGATTTAATCCTAGAAACGCCACACCATTTGGAGTTTCTACTTGTTGATTTCCAGAGCTGCTAGCTATGATGGTTGACTTACCACTAGCACTCTTACCAAATTCTACATTAGTATCAATAATAATGGTCATTTTACCACTACCATCAATTTCATACTTAATGCCTTTACCCATATTTTGCATTTTACCTTCCTTGCCCACGATACTTTTTCGTGGAACGCTTTTTACTTTTGTTCATAGTAGAAGTGCCGACCTTACATCTGCGTCCTCTACCCCCAACACCTTGTGAGGTGCATTTTCTTGTAGCAGTATGATTACTGCTTTTTCTATACATTAACGCCATGATATCCCATTTTCATTAAAGAATGTGATAACTAAGTCATCTTGGTACTCATTTGGATAACATTCAGCTTCCTCATGGTACTCATGCCAGTCCCAATTCTCTTGTTTATGGTAATCTTTACCAAATTTATTTTCCATCATTACTTCAATGTCGTCCCATTCTAGGTTGACTTCGTCATAACACTCATTATCCCAAGTACCTACGCCTATGAAGTTTCTGAACTCATCTTCATAATTGTGTTGAATTTGTACTTTAGCGTCTAGTTTTTCTAAGTGCCAATATAACTTCTCGACATAAGGAGCTACTGCGCTCCATGCGGAGGTAATATTAACAAATGTTTCTTCTGCGTGTTCAATATGAGCCCATTTAGCTCCTATGTTCTCGCAACCCCAATCATACCAATTATCATCACTATAGCCACTCAAGAACGGGTGTTTTTGGATTTCCTTATACTCCCATACATTGATTGTGCCATCACCATGATAGCTTGGTCTCTCGGTTTTTTCACCATATTTGACAAACAAGGTTTCCCACTCAGCCATTACAGCCTCATTGCCTTGCACACAAATAAAGTTATCTACATTATTTGCCATCGTTTTTCTACTCCTTAGGTTCGCCGTCCCAATCTAAATCGTTTGGCAACTGCACCCCTGTTATTTCACATAATCGGTATAGCATTTCCTCATATGCGACTGTTAAACTTATAATATCTTCGTTTATCAACTGAAGCTCGTCCAGTCTTTCTTTGATATTACCCTCTAATACACCCATCTCTTCGCGAAGTTTTTGTCCTTCGCGAATGGTTGGAAACGGAATTACATTATCTTTCATTACGCAGCCTTCCATATTACATATAGAACTGCTGAATAACCAATTATGATACCTATAATCATTTCCATACTAGCACTATCCCCCTGCGAGTTAGCTCATTTCTGCACTTTTGCACGATTTTAGGCTTCGCATTACTACTATTTATGTAGTCTATAAGCTCTTGCTTAGGTGTTTGTTTGATAAAGTATTTTTTTGTTACTGGCGTACCGCGGACTCCTCTACCTCGACCTACGAATTCTACGCCATCTTTCTTAAATTTAATCGGCATTTTCTCTCCTATGCTTTTCTTGAAGTTCGACATCTATGATAAATGCTATCGTTTCTGCTAACTTCGGGTTATCTTCTACCAAAACTCTACTAAATTCAGCGATTTTAACACTATCAAGTGATATTTTGGCTAATTCTGTTATAATTTTTTGTATTTCTACCAATGTTTCCTCCTCTTTTCTTTTGATGGCTTGTTCAACCACCTGTCTATGTAGTATAATGGTATTATAATTATAGTGTGCAACACCATGATACATAAACGCTTGGTTTCTGTCTCCTGCGTTTTGAGCGAGGAGTTCTTCATATAAGCTCGCTGTGTCTTTCTGATTCACGCGTTTGCTCCTTTCTAATTTGCATCACTTTTGTACTCTCGCGAGGCTGTTGATGCATCACTTTACTACTATAGCGTAGTGAACTTCCTGTATGGTAGCTTTCCGTTTCTATAGAACGCGAAAAAGCCGACCAAACTTTGTTTAGCCAGCTTTTCATTATTGTGCTACTCCGTTTACGAATACCATACCAACGCGTGATTCTGTTTCCATTTCTGCTTTAGCGTCTACTGTTTCGATAGCTGTGCCATCGCAGTAGTGTACTAGCTTGCGTCTTTTGATTTCTCTTCTCGCTTCTTTGCCATGTCTGTTCTGTTCAATGGCAGCAACGAGTAGCTCTTTGTCTGTGTATGTCATGTATTCTAATTGCATTTCGCTCTCCTAAATTTTGATGTTATTTTCTTATTTATATGTATATTATACACGGCGGGAGGGGTTTTGTCAAGAACTATTTTAAGCAGGGCATAGAATTTTGATGTGATGGTTTTGAGAACAAAAGAAACTCCGCGCTTTGGCGGAGTGATAAACTGTGTGTTTGATACTTGGTGGTGGGATAACGCATACCCTACTCACTTGCCAACTGAGACTGCTTACGTGCGTAAAAGGCTTAGTGTCTCGCCTGTTGTCCATGATATGAAATATCAAGCGGCTTCTGGCTTCTTTACTCTCTACTAGGTGGAGCGACCACTACTTTGAAAGATTTCCTCGTTTTCCTACTTCCCTCGACGCTTCCGTTTGTTTAGTCGTTTTTCGCTTGACTACCGAATCGGTTGCAGAGGCGGGTGATTACAGTCAACAAGTTAGTTTTCTGTTAAGGAGCTGGTAGCTTGGATTCAAGCAGTAGCAGGGATATCTGTATGGTTTGCTGGCTATTGTGTTGTTATAACTACCAGCCTCTGCTCGATACAGCATTGCTACTTTAGGACTCTTAGATTACATTAACCTCACGAACTCAAGTCCAAGCGGGTTTCTCACACCCCCGAAATATTCTAGCGTATTTACGGTTATAATCGCTGACATTGTTCACGCTATTCGACCTGCGCAAGACCTCTGTGGTGGGAATTGAAACCTCTCTGTTTTAAGTCGGAGTCGACTAAATAAGGTGAGTAGGGAACCGCTGAACTTGTTGTCATGTCCACCCCATTCTCGTGTGCAACCCTTGTGTTGATACTTGGCATCGCCATTGTATCGTTTTTGCACTACCACATAAAGAGGTCTTATCGCGTCTTATCATCAGACACCGAAGTGTTGAGTGACGGCTTATTGCCCATTGATGTGCTGTTTTCGCTCTTGTTATACTGTCTATCCAAAACGCTGCATAAAGCATAGCAATCAGTTGTGGTTTGACTCGGACTTACGCGGGGCTTTCGGATTCGGCTATACGCCTACTTCTTACTTGCTGGACTGCCTGTCTCGCCGTTATTGAAAATCTTATTCTTTTTCAATTTTGTATATGAATATTATACTTGGATTTTCACCATTTGTCAAGACTTTTTTTATGTTTTGCTGTTAAAAGTTTGACTTATTTGCAACTCGGTGGGGAAGCGAAGTTCCCCACTTCATTGCTTGGATTAGGAAGCTGTAACTTCTAGTCCAAGTGCTTCTGCAAGTTTTTGTAGGTCTTGCTTGCCTGACTTCACTAATGTTGGCATTGTGATGTCGAAGTGTCCTTCGATAGCTGACACGAATTGTGCTTTGCTAACTACTGGCTCACCAGTTTTTGTAGTTCTTGGTTGAGCTACATAAACACCCTCTCTTGATAACTTAGCGATGATGCTTCTAGTTGTCTTTCCGAACTGTTTAGCTAATGCGTCTACAGTATCTCTTGAAGGATTTGTTTGGTAGGCTTCGGTCATAGAGGCTACCATTTCCTCTGTGTAATTTTTAGCTGTTGCCATAGTTATATCTCCCAATATAAATGCCTTTACGGCGGTTTTAATCTTTGTTATCTTTTCCCATTTCATAATATATATTATACAATGGATTTGAATGGTAAGTCAAGAACTTTATGAAGCTGAGCTTAATATAATTAGGCTAGTCATCATGAAGGCATTGAGAGTAAATAATTTGGCTACGAACTTTTCCATCTTCGATAACCTACTCCACTTTCTACCCAGCTTGGTAGAGCAACACCATTTCCATCGTGCGACTTCTATTTTACTGCGTATCTTTTTCCAATTCATACATATATTATAATGTAATTTTGAAGCCAAGTCAATCATTTTCTTACGCTTGGCTCAAAATATTTACAATCTTTTCGATTAGAGCGAGTCTACCTGACGCCTTGTCGTTGTAATCAACAGTATGCCATTCTCCTAGCGTTGTGTGTACGCGTTCTTTCAAAAGTGTCATCTGGTCGTATTTGCTTAGTGCAAGTGCATCGTTTGGCGAGAACTTCCAAGAAGTCAAAGGACTTGTGCGTCTGTTACCAATTCTTATGCGTTGCTCCTCTTCTGAGATGCTCAGCCAAAGTTTGATGAAAGTCACATCTTGCTTGTCTTCCCATTCTAGTACTTCGCTCATGAACTCTATGTATTGCTCATCTGAACACCAACCATTGAGTTTTTGAACCATTGCGCGACTATACCAAGACCTA